AACCTATAATGTGTGTCTAAGATATATATATGTATAGACTTACCTGTTTTTTGCCCCCCCTACCTCTATTTGTGGGCTTAAGGTTTATGTGAGATCAATATTTATCTTTATGTCCCCAGTTACGTCATGCTGTATGCGTTCTGGTGCTCGTATACCAGCCCTGTCTAGTAAATCTCTACTCGCTTCTAGCTGTACGTATTCACTCTTGGCGTCAGCGGATAACTCAACTAACTTCCTTGATGCACTTACTGCCCCTAATCCTATTGTGTTGGCTACTCGTTCCATCATATACCTTTGTACATGGGGTAAACGTAGCGTTCTACTAGCTACTACTCGACCAGCTTCACCCTTTGCATATCCTACCTTTTGTGACGCTTCTGTTATAGTACAACCTGTAGTTACGATTGTATCAACTAAGTCTCTTTGTTTCGTTGTCAGCTCGTTCTTCTTCTTCATAACCTATAACACGATTAGTCTCTAAAATAACGTTGTCAATAGTTAATTGCCTAACCATGATTCACATCTCTGTATATCTGGTTCAGTAGTATTCAATATACAATATATAGACATGATCCAGCCCTCGTAAACCAAGCCCAAGTGGTCTTGGCCATTCGGCTTCGGTCTGGTGTAAGCTCGTAATCTTATTGTTCGAATAAATCTTAATCAACAAGATTACTCGTATTGATGTCAGTTTTAAGGCTTCTCGGCTATAAAATGGACAACGCTAAAGCATTGTTCACCATTTTAAATAAACTCGAAGAACTATCTCTTCTCTTATGTAAATAGAACATCATTTTAACACGCAGTAAAGACCTACCTTCGCTAGTCGCCTTATTAGTATCGGCATAGCCGAATTATATTGTCGCCACAGGTTCGCTTCAGGTAGCAAGTAAGACAAACTACGATTCTGTAAGAGCAGAATCTTGTTTCTCTAAGTCTTGACAATGCGTGTGCTTAATAACTCACATAAGAGAAAGGATAAATTATGTATAAAATTAAATTAATAAATCATAATAAACAAAACAAACGATTTAACTAATAAATCAAATAAAAAACAAAGGAGTAGTTATGTTAAGTGCAATAAAGAACTTACCAGAAACAATACATCAATGGCTTTATAACACAGATGAACGTTACAAGTCATTACACATTCAATTAGAATTAGCTAAACAATGTGAAGATGAAGATCAAAAAGATTTAGTATTACAAACTATACATACAGAATATGGGAGTAAATTCATATGAGTAAAATAGAAAGAATATTAATATGTTTCTTAATAGGATTTATAACAAGCTACATGATAGCACAATACATTAGAATAATAATATAAAAGGAGATAATTATGATTATAAAAACATTAACAGCATTAGGATTAGGTATCAAAGCTGGTGCTAGAGTAACAAGTTGGTTAATGAAAGATGATATCAAAAAAGGTAAGGAAATACTTAAAAAAACACCTTATCTAAAAGATATTGAGTTTCAAAATCCAATCACTATCAACAAAACAAAAGGGAGTAAATAATGGCTGACACGTTATTAGATAAAATGCAAATTGTAGAATCAAATGCATATAAATTAGCTAAACATCAATATACAGAACTGTACAAAGATCGTGCAGAATCTGACTGTGAATCATTCGATTGTCAATTAGACATGGAACAACACATTAGAGGTTTAGAATTTAGACGCATGGGCTGTGATATGCAATTAGATAAATTAGATTTACAATCTAAACACGCAATAGAAGAAGCTGGTAATGTAAAAGATTTACGTAATACAGATATTACTAGTAATTCTACTGATGATAGAAAATATAAAGTTGATTTATGGGAATGTAAATTTAATATCTACAATGAAAGAATCAAAGCTATGAAAGACGTATATCTAGAATTACACAAAAAGACATACGTTGCATATGGTGGTGTAGATATTAATCATAAAGGTAAAATTAGAAATGCTAAAATGCATTATAACAAACCTATAGAAGAAGATTTACAAGCTAGAATTGCTAAGATAAAATCAGCTAAACATTAATTACTCCTGACAAACCTCACTAGATATTGTGTCTAGTGGGGTTTTTTTTATCTTCGTGGGTAACATTAACTGACGTATACCGAGTACTCTAATCACTATCAACGATAGTTGTAGTCGACAGACAAAGCCGACAGGCCAAACCGACAGGTCAAAGCGACAGCAATACCGAAAGGACAATATGAATAAATATAAAAAACTAGGCGAGTTTGCAGGTCAAAACATAACAGGAGTGGCTGGAAGTTTCATGCTAACACAAGAACATGGTAACTATATGCTTGATAAAGTTGTAAGTGAACAAGACACGCAAACACTAACAATTCACCATACAGATGATTTACATAAAACTGTATGGAAAGTTATATTTATAAAAGAATCAGTAGAGGAGAACGTATGAAAATAACAAAAGAGCTAGACAAACAAAGCCACAAGATAGGTACGTTTGTTATACTATTAACAACACTAGGATTAGGTTTTATTGTTTCATTATTACTTATAGGTGTTAATCCAACACTTGTCATATCAGTAGTATCAGCACCAATGTGGGTAGGTATAATAATACTAGCCCTACGATTAACAAAAAAGATAAGAGGTTAATATGACTATTAAATATTATAATGAAGCTTGTTTTTATCAAGGTGTGCAAATTTTAGTTATGAAAGGATTAACTTTTGAAGCCGATCATCATACAAGAACAATAAAATTATTGGGAGGTTTTTAAAAATGACAGAACAAAACATAGAGTTATGGATGAAACAAGCTAGTGAAGTAACAAAACAAGAAAACGAAAAAGAAAGTATGACAGATAAAAATACAAGAAAAATGCAACATGAACATAAAGCTATTGGATTACTTCGAGGTAAAACAATTACTAATATTTTTTATACAGAAGAAGAAGGTGAATATCATTTAATACCAACAATAGAATTAGATAATACAACAGTATTATATGTTCAAAGTGATGATGAAGGTAACGGAGCTGGTACATTACATACAAATATAGAAGGTGTTATGTCGCTTATGCCACAAATGTATAAGGAGGATTGATGAGTAAAATAGGAGATTGGATTATTAGAATGGAAGAAGATGCTGCCGAATTATCAAAAGAAGAATTTATAAAAAAACATGGTGATTCAAATGTAGATATATGGAACAAAGTTAATACTACATTAGAAGAACATATAGATCAATTAGCAGAAAGGAACGGATATGAAAATTAATTCAGAAACATTTAAAAATATTTTATGTAAAGCAAATAGAATATCACCAAATGCATTAATAAAATTTCAAGGTAGAGTTTGGCACAGTTCAAGAGAAGAATCAGATTTTGAATGGGAAAACTTTAGTGAAATAAAAAAGATTGTTATAGAATTTGATGACGATAAAATAAATCCAAAAGATACTATTACAGTAGTAGTAAAATAGGAGGTAAAGATATGTTAATGGCAGTAGCACATAAACAAGAATCAGATATGTTTAGCAAATTTGCTATACATCCTGACGCAGATTTTGACGTTGGATTACGTAATATATACAACGTTAATCACGATACTATTTCAGGTAAGAAAGAAATATATCGTAAAGATACTAATGACGGATTGGCTGTTGTTAGTTCTACATACAAACCACGCTCATATAAAAAGGCGATAGATCATTTTAATAATTTAATATTAAATTCAAACATAGACACAAGTGACGTAGAAATAAGAGATACAGTAGATAATAATGGAGCGGTCTATTTACGTAACTGGAGATTCAATAGAATTAAAGGTGTTAAAATGTTTGATGACCCTAAAGAACGTAGTATCTTTGAGTTTCAATTTAGATCATCTCACAATCAACGATTTGCAGAAGATTTAATTGCATGGTCAAGATACCTATGGTGTGATAATGGGTGTGCAAATAATGATTGGTCGCTTCATGTTAGAATTAAACATAATACGAGTAAAAGTATTGAGATGGATTATCAAGCTATTGATGACGCTGTTAGAAACTTTCTTCAAGGTGAAGAAGAAAAGAAATCGTGGGTGGAAAAACCTATAACATTGTTAACAACTAAACAATTATTTCAACAAACATTAGCTTTTATTCCAAGAGATAATCACATTAGTAAATACTATAGTGATATACAAATGGATACATTAATTAAATTGTATAAAAAATATACTGACAGATATGGAGAAAATATATTTGCAGTATTTCAAACAGCTACCGATTGGTCAACACACGTAAATACCAAAGGTAAAATATATAACGTACAAGAACGTAGAGGTTCAAGAGTACGTGATATGATGAATCATGAAATCTGGTTAGATACCATTAACTAAAGGAATTATATGTCATACAAACAAGCTGAAAAAGGTCATTACTATAAAACAGTACCTAGAACATTTCATAATGATATAACAGTACATATCATTAGAAACACTAGAGCTGTGTCATATGTAGGTAATGATGTATGGCAAGTAATGATTGATGATTCTACAATAGACAAAAAGGGGAGAAGTCTTGGCTACTATGCAACGTACAAACAAGCGAAAGCAGTAGCCAAGCAACACGTAGAAAATATGTTATTAGATATGGCTATTAAACAAGCCGAATTATTAAATTAAAGAACATTCTACTGAATAATGAGTGTTGCTACTCATAGGTATTATACTGCCTAAGTGGATTTGATTTCTAAAGAAAGTATATAGTAGAACTAGGGAGTAGGGTGGCCTCAGGCTCTAACTACTCCCCCAATGGTTTCCATGTTGCAACATGGGATAGCGTATGACTGAATAATGTCTGCCTTTTAAACAGGGCATAAGGTACACTAAAGAGGAAGTATGGTCTAATGACTGAGGTAATCAATGGTGGTATTGGAAGTAGCGTAAGGCGAGGAAACTTGACTGTTCGTGAAAAGATTGAGGGTGATCACAAGCTAATCCCTCTACGCACTTAATAAATTTAAGAAACTGCCTTGAAGGATACATTACGTTTATCTTTTTAATCAAAGATATTAACATTACAAAAAGTTAGTGTGGGGCGTATTCAGCTAAATGCACCAACTTAAATTTATTCATTAATCCTCCTACGCATTTTTTTATTGATAAAAAATGAATTTAAAGTATTTTTAGCACATGGAAAAAGCACTTGGCACACAATTTCATGAACAGCTTATTACACAGTTTGTAAAAAAGCGTCATGAAATGGGTATGAGCCAAATGGATTTAGACGAAACAATAGGAGTAGCTAGAGGTTTAGTATCTAAATGGGAAGTAGGTATACGTAAACCTAGTGGCTTTTTGTTTTGCGTCTGGGCAGACGCATTGGGATGTGAATTGTGGCTAGAAAAAAAAGAACCAACAGATTAAAAATATACGGATGGTGGTTCTTTAATATGCCACTAAAAGAACGTGTAGAGTACCAAAAATGTAGTGAAAAAAACTGTACTGAAACAGGTATTTTTTCACCAGATTCATTAAAAACATGGTATTGTGGTACACATATGGGGGAGCATTATGAAAGACCAAATCAATCCTGACTATTATAAAAATTATACTATTGAAGTAACTGACGCAATAGAATCATGGGGATTATCTTTTGTTCAAGGAAATATAATTAAGTATATTGTTCGTAGTGGTAAAAAAACTACAGACCCACAACAAGATTTAGAAAAAGCTCTTTGGTATTTAAGAAAGGAGTTGAGCAAATATGAACGATTACAAAAGAAAAGTATTAAACACAATGATACAAAAAATTACAAGAAAATCAAAACCAAAAGAATTACTTCCTTATCACGAAAGAATAAGAATTTGGAAAGAACAAATTTTGGTATTCGTACTTAAACATAAATTATTTGATGGTAATGGTTTTGCAAAATTTAGTAAAAAATTTTTAGCTGGAGAAATACCGAAAGAAGATATTAATAAAATTAATAACGCTATGAGGAGAGAACAAAATGAACGTAAAAAAAAGACCTGATGGAATTGGTGGTACAGACGCAAACAAATTAGTACATGGTGATACATGGTTAGATTTGTATAATGAAAAGACTGGAGCAACAGAACTAATTGATTTATCTGACGTTTTACCTGTACAAATGGGTATACATACAGAAGATTTAAATCGTAAATGGTTTGCAAAACAAAAAGATTTGCAAGTAACAGAAGAACAAACATTATGGTATAATGATTATATTTATGGTTCAGTAGATGGACTAGTAAAAGTTTCAAATGGTAATGGAGGAACTGCTGTGTTCGAAGCTAAACATACACACGCATTTAATTTATCAGAAAAAAAACAAGTTGCTTTTGTAGATAAATATTATCCTCAGGTACAACATTATATGTTGGTAACAAAATTACCAAAAACATACTTATCTATATTTTTTGGCAACATGGAATATCGTTGCATAGAAATAGAACAAGATAAAAAGTTTCAAGCTATGCTACTCAAAGCATACAAAGTGTTTTGGAAAGCAGTACAAAATAAAAAACCAATAGATACAAACTGGAGTGAATTTCATGGATTATTATCAGAATAAAATTGGATACAAAAAACGTAGAACTTCTTATAACGCTGGAATATCAATGTTAAAAAATGGTAAACGATTAACTATTAGAAAACAATGTTTACAAGTTGTTAAAAATAAAGGTTTATATGGAGCTACA